TGCTTATATCGCTCTGAGTGTTTTTAACCTCTTCAGCATTGTTTACATTAAACCTGTATTTTTTGTCACCGACGTTATATTCAAAACCTTTGAAATTGTCGTTAAAAACATTATTTGTTTTCTGTGTAAAAATATCAGAGTTTGTTTTAACTGTTTTTTGAGTTTCTTCTGACTCTTTGTTGTATCTATTAAAGAAATCAATTGCTTTTTGTTGCTCACCCGTGAGTTTGCTTCCAGCTTTAATCTCTTCATAGTATTTAGACTTTTGCCCGTCTAAGTGGCTTTTAGCGCTGGCAACTTGCTCTTTAAGCGCTAATTTCTTTCTACGTATATCTCTATCGTCGTCTATATCTTCGTCGAATGAGAACGTGTCTTCCATAAGGAAGTTAATTTCTTCATTGTTTAAGTGAGGTTTTGTTTGCTTGTAATATTCGTGTAGTAAACTAGTATCATCTAGTTGTGAATAATCTTGGTTAAGCTTAACATAATCACTTAAATCACCTCCAGTTTCATCCATAAAGTCTATTAACTTTTGGATATTTTCTGGTAATGGCTCTCCAGTAGCCTCAGCTTCTGCTACAGCCTCTTCAATCTGTTCTTCAACTTCTTCAACTTCTTCTTCAGTAATTTCTTCTAATGCTGGAGTTTCTTGTGTTTCAGTTTCCGGTTGTACTTTTTTTTGTTCTTGTGTGGGCTCGGCATTTTCAGACTCTGCAACCACTCCGCTGTTGTCAGCGTTATTTTCTTTAACTTCATCTTGCTCTGGTTCTATTGGTTTGCTTAAATCTACTTTTACAACGCTGTCATCTCCAGCAGATTCAAATTTACTTTCGTCGACTTGTTTAGTCGTTTCTTGTGTAATCTCTTCGACTACTTTTTCATTTTCTTCTTCCATAATATAATATAATAATAATTAATAATTTTAACTAGGGTCAAACGCACCTAAATTAAACCCTCCATCTAGTATATCATTACCTGCGGATTCAAAGTTTTTAGGTGGTTTTCCACTGTTTCTTTGGTCAATCATTTCTGATTGTTGTGTTGCTTGTATTTTTGTTCTTTCGTCCTTACGATCTTCTTTTTCTTTTTCCCTGTCTTTCATGCCACCAACCTCAACACCTTTAAGTTGCATGCTATACTCAAACTCTAGTGCCATCAACTCTTTTTTATGCATAACCTCTTGCTGCATTTTAGCAGCCTCTAACTCAGCCTTCATTTGCTCTAACTGAGCTTTACTTTGGTCTAAGGCTTGATTTTTTTGTATTTCAGCTTGGGAGGCGGCTTGAGCGGCCTGAGCATTAGAATCTGCTTGAGCTTGAATATTTTCTAACTGAAGCTGTCTATCTTTTTCTTCTTTTTTAGATCTTCTTATTTTTAGCAATTGATTAGCTAGTTTAATGTTACGTATCTCTCTAAGATCAATGGCGTCTTCTAGCTCTATGTTACCCTGTTGTAGCGCTGCTTGTATGTTATTTTCTAATAACATTTTTTCTTCTTCATCAGGCATTAAATCTAAAAATATTCCAAAATCATACAAGTGCATTTTACTAAGTTCCTCTAAAGTAGATAAGTTTCTACCACCTATAGATTCTATAAAAGCGTCTTTAGTTGGAGAGTACTCTATAATGTCAGATATTCTCAAAGATAAGCACTCAGCTGTTTCGGCGGTTAAAAATAAACCTGCCTGTAGTATATGCCTTGTTGCTGTGTTTGAGTTAGCTGCTGCTATTTTCTGAACACCAACTAAAGCGTTTTTATCCGGAGTGCTACCATCTCTAGCCTCGTTGAGCCCGGTTACGTCTCTTATCATTTGTAGATAATAATTGTAATTACCTATAAGAGCTTGTAGTTTGTTTCCGCCAGATCCAGATGTAATTTCTTGAATAGGTACTTTACCTGGATTCATATCACCTTCTGAGGTGAATGACCTACCAATTACCGAGCCAGTTTGGAAGAACATGTTTAAAGCTTCTTGCGGACTGTAGTTTGTACCGTTACCTAAATCTATCTCAGCCAAACCATCAGCATCTAAATAAACACCATCAGGAGTTAACCTTGATAACACTTGTTGTATTTTTAAATGCGTTAATTGAATCATATCAGCAAAACCAGTTACACGTTTTACCAATGAATCTATTTTACCATTGTATAATCTAGGCGCTACAATAGAGTAATTCATTTTAACTTTAGTATAATTACTTTTAGGACGCATCATGTTTTTAGCCATTTCCCACTTAAGCAATTTACTTGTACCTAAAATCATAGCACCATCATACAAGCACTCAATAGATCTCAGCACTTTACTGTATCCACCTTCTTTTTCTTGCGGTGGATTAAATGAATCATCTTTTGGTATTATTTTTTCAGCTCCAGTTTTTGTTTCTTTTATTTTATAAACTTCATTCATGTAAGTTTTATAGTTGAAATATAAAACTTGAATAGTGTTATTGTCTTCTTTATCGTAGTTATGTCTAGAGTTGTAATTAGATCTATTGTAAGATTTGTTTTTCATTATATCTTCAAGATCGCTTTCGGATAAATGAGGAAATTGTTTTGCTAGCTCATTTACCGGAATAGTTTTTACCTCACCAACGTAATAAATATCTTCAAAATAAGGGGATTCTGTGTATGAGTATACTAAATTTGCTGGATCAACGTAATCTATAGTAACTCCTTCTGATGTGTTAAAGTTTGTTTTTACAGCACCTATACCAAGAACAGCTAAATCGTAATAAAACCTTTTCTTTATTAACTCGTAATTGTTTCCGTCAAACAAAACGTTTAAAGCTTGTTCTTGAGCTATTTCAACCGCTTGCTTGTAATTAAGCTGCATGTGAAGTTCTACTTCTTCTGGGGTTTCTGGTAAATCACTCTCGTTGCTTCTTGTGGTGTCCATGCCAAAAGAAGCTGTAAGAGCATTGAACCGTCTCATGCTAATATCAGAAAGCATGGCCTCTGCGTGATCAGTTCTTTCTTTTAAACCGTATGGGTCTTGAGAATACGCTTTTATATCATAAATTCTTTCAGCCATACCATTAACAACTATATCAACAAACTTAGATATAATTGGAACTGGCTTCCAGTCTAAATTTAAATAGGACAAATCACCGTTTATAGATAACTCATCCTTATATTTTTGTATAGACTGTTCGCCTCTAGCGTATAGTCTTAAATTGTGAAAATCAGCATGATTAGATCTATATTTACTATTATTTCTACTGTCGTTAAACCACTCTTGCTCTATTGCTTTACCTACTTTCAAACCATAATCATAGCTCAGCTTCTCAGCATCACTTACAGTTTGACTCGGGAAATAACTTTTAATGCCAGACTCTGCCATATTTATTATTTGATTATTTGTGAATTACTTCCGGTATTAGTATACTTGGAAATGTTTATATTTAGTGGTTGTTTTTCAACCTTAGCGTTAGGTCTATATAAATGTCTATTGTTAGCCATAACAGCTAAACCAGAACTTATTGACGCATCATGCTTTGTTCTTTTGTTTATATCAAACCCCGCCCAATCGTTTAGTAGCTCATTAAAGTATAAATCTCCAAACGTTCCATCTCGTTTCATTCCAACGTGATCTTGTATATACATCTCGATCGCCGCAGCATGAGCTTGTTTAATATCTTCTGAAGAGTTAGGTATACCACCCACTTCTTTCTCCGCAACAGATAGTTTGTTCCACAACTTATCAGGTCTATTCATACTAAACCCTCTATACCCTCTACGTCTCAGATAATACAAGAGACGAGGTTTATTGTTCTCTGCGAGTATAGGCATCCCGTAAAATACCAAAGCCATTAGAACGTCCTCAAAGAACATCTCTGCCGTTGGTGGTCTAGACAAGTATTCTAAAAAGAAACTGTTAGCCGGAGCGTCTTCCATGCTGAATCTCGTTAAACCGTGCAAGGCTCCTTTTGATCCAACTCCATCTACTGTACCTGATATATCGTAACTATCACAACCAAAAGCTCCCATGTGTTCGTTACCAGGATATTTGATACCGTTTTTAAGTACAACTTTGTTTTGTAGTTGTTGAGGCGGAACCCAACTTACTTTAAATCTTCCTTTTGGATCTGGGTAGAATATTACTTGAGAATCTTTGATTCCATTAACCCATTGAAAATTACCCGTAGTAATACCAAGAGTGTTTGACATCTCCTCGTTGTAGTCTATCTGCTCGTATATTTTAACTAAGTTAAATATACTATTTTTAGTCTCGTCTCTAAACGCGTGCTCTGTAGTTCTTGGAAACTGGCGATAAAACTCGTTTAAAGCATCTTGGTCATCTTTTAAACCATCTACTTCGTTTTGCCAGTTATCTATTACACCTACATCTATTAGTTCACCGTCTGGTGTGAGTCTATCGATATCAGGAGTAGTAAAGACTGGAACTCCAAACTCGTCAATAAATCCTTCATAGTTCCATTCCATTGGGATAAACAAAGAGTATAAGCCAGACTTTGTCTGACCATTTCTATTTCGCTTTGTGACATCTGAGGCATTGTATAATTTTTTAAAGTTTTCTCCACCTTTATCTAAAGCATTTGAAGTTGAGCCCATCATACATTTACCAATAATTCTACTAC